GTTATAGTTCACGGCTCACCTCAACCCATTGGGCCTCGTGCCATCACGCCTTTAGTAGCAGCACCGGTACCGCGAATCTTGATGCCGGTCGTCTTGGCTTCTTTGTAGTTACCCTTAGAGATACCTGCGACCGATGGGTTCATCTCGGTCATAACTTTAGCGCCCGCCGTGTATGGCAGATCAGCCTTAACTTTTTTACCGTCCATAGTATGTGGCTCCGCGTAAACAGCAGCTTGGCCTACTTCTTTGCCACCCTGCTTTTGTGAGTATTTAGCCATTATCAGCCCGATTTTTGGTTTGCAACCCGTGCCAGATTACGGCCCATCGCCTTCATCTGTTCAGAGGTCACACCACCCTTTGCCATCTTCTTGGCTCCGTGCATACGCTTCTCGTGGCCTTTGACTGCCTGCTCAGCGACGCGCTTCATTGATGCTTTCTTATCCATGATTACTCCTACGAGATTGTTACACTACCTATTTGGGACGGCGACGTTAAGTTGTTTGGCGTCAATCCCGCATCGCTTCCACTTGCCCCACCTACCGGAGCCCAGCCCCACTGAATTACCCGGCTACCGCCTGACGGGTCACCGAAGTCCGTATTCAACGTCAACTGCAACCCGGTATAGCCAGCTTGTCTATAACTCACATCCGGTCTTGGCTCTCTCACCGCCTGCGGGTCTTGCACCGGATACATACCTAACTGCAACTGCGGCTGATCTGGTTCCCAGCATGTCGGGCACACCTTGATCGTAACCTGCTTGGTCTTAATAACCAACTTCTTCAAGACCTTCAGCTTAAACCTGAACCCGCAGCGGTCACATTCCGCAATCGAGTTCTTACCGCTGGAAAACCTGTTTCCCATAGTTAAGAGATGAAATACTCACGTGGCACAAAGCGATCCGCAGCCTTCTCGCGATCTTCGCTCGACGCCAACTCCCAAGCCTCGTCGTACTGCGTCTTGAGAATATTCAATCTGTCTAACGACACGCCATCCTTCTTCATTGCCAACATGTACGCCAGCCCCGCCACCAAGCAGTTCTGGAAGCGAAACGGGATGTCGATTACGTTCGTGCCGTCGCCAGCATCGTAAATACGCTTCAAGCGCCAGTAATAGAATATGTAATACGGCTGCTGAGTCGTACCCTGATCCGGCGCAGGCCACACATTTATCTGCGGGTTTTTCGGTGTAGCTGCGTTAGACCCAACCTTTTGCCCCGACTGCCGGTTAATCCAGACCTGAATCGGGCGACCTTGCGCCAGTTTATTCGGGATGGTCGAGTAGGTCGAGACCGAGATACGGGTAATATTCAAATCCGTCTGATTAGGGCCTTGTCCGGAATCAGTGCGAATAACATGTTCAATAAGATCAACGGTATCATTAGGTAGATCATACGTAGTTACCCCTTGAGCCAAGTTGATCGAGCCCTGCTCAATCGTCCACAGGTTGATACCCCGGTTCGCCCACTCCCCGATTAGGAAGTTCAGCGACCGACGTGCAGTACGGAAGTCGTAGCCCGTACGCAGCTCCAAGCCACAACGCTCAAACGCCTCTTCGAATATCTCGTTGAGGTCAGGGTTGAACGCCGTTGTGTTGGTTGTAAAAGCCATTATCTAAACCTCGCGGTCTTCTGGGCTATGCGTTTTGGTTGCGCGACGAACTGCTTGCCACTCTTCTTCCCCGCCCTCTTCGCCTTCGTTGTCGCTGCGTACTCGGCTGGACTTAAAGCTTTGATAGCGCCTTCTGGCAGGTACCTTTCGCCAGTCTTCGACGATGGCTTGCCACTCTTTGTGCGCCATTTTTGCTCCGTCCAAGCCTTCAGGCTCTGTTGTGGGGCTTTCATCTCACTTCATCTTCTTTAGCGTCTGGGCCAGTCTTGCTCTCTGGCCTAGCTTGCCGGGTTTCTTTGCTGCCGCTGCGAGCTTCTTGGCTGGGATTGGCTTGCCTTCTTTTGCGCCAAGCTGAGCACGCAACGCGCCGGGTTTCTTGATCGCGTTCTGTATCCATTTTTCAGCCATCTCACACCATCCTTCCACGGGTCTTACCGCGCTGGGCTATGCCGTCTGCACGGGCTGATGCTGACTTTACAGCACCGCCTTTTTTGTACACCTTCTGCGGGTTCATCTCGCGGAGCAGACTACCTGCGCCGCTTTCACCCCTACCACCACGAGCCTGCGCCGTAGGGCGTCGCTCAACTTCGTCAACCGCAGGGTACTCCGTTACCTTAACACCGCCAACCATCTTTGTGACTGCGCCCTTTTCCGCTTGGTCTCGGGCCGTCTTACGCTCGTCGTACAACGGGTCGGCTTTACGAGCCTTACGTTCCTCTTCCGCTGCAAGCTTGGCTTTACGTTCTGCTACAGCCGCAGCAGTTCGTTGTCGGCCTTCTTCCATTTGTCGGGTAAGATCACGAATCAAAAACTCTTTATCGAGCTTAGACTCGGTTTCAGCAAAAGCTTTCTCTGAACGAGTTTGCTCCGCCTTATCCGCTGGCGTACGCTTACCCACGATACCCGCCACCTTTTTCCTTGTACTTCTTTGCCAGCAACTGAGCCTTACGTGCTGACCATTGGCCTGCCGCCGTGCCCTGCACCGCTTGCGCCTTGATGCTTTCAAACATCGACTTGCGCATGCCCGGCTTGGTGTAGTTGCCAGCTTCGTTCACGCGAGACTTGACCTTGCCGCCTTCTTTGTACTGCGTAAAGTCGGTGTCATCCCGTCGGGCCTTCTTCTTGGCCTTTGGCATCTTCGACGGGTTAATTGCACCCATCCCGCGTGAGGCCATCATGTCAGCAAGCCTTGCCGCCGTAAGCCATCTTGACCATCTTGCCTTTGGTTTTGCCTTTAACAGCAACACCATCACGGCTAGGAGCAGCAGTCTTCACAGCGCCCATCTTCGATGCAGCGACACCGCCCTTAGCCATCTTCTTCATGCCAGTCTTGAGTTCGCCAACGATGCGCTTCTTTTCAGCCATCAGGTTGCTCTTGCCTTTAGATGTCTTCGCCTTCTCAGCGTTAACACGGCCCAGTTCTTCCAATTTATTCATACGTGATGTGTTAGCCATACCGCCTCCTGATTTAGTGAACTCACGCCCCACTGATTGAGGCACGCCTACCTTTTTGGCGAACTTAGGATTCTCAGCCACAGCCCGCATGAACTTCTCTTGCTTGTTGCTAACCGCAGGCATCAGACAATCTTCCCGCGAGTCTTACCACGTTGAGCGATACCGTCAGCTCGTGCCGACGCTGAACTAACTTTGCCGCCAGCTTTCATGCCGCTTTCCTTGGATTTTTTTAAACTTTCAAGTGCAGCTTTGCCAGCTGATTCCGCAAAACTCTTTTCTTTTTCTTTTACAGGCGGCTTTGAAGGCGCCATCTTTAAACCAAGCCCAAGTAATGCCTCACGAACGCTTTTGCGCGGAGCTTCATTCTCCTCGCGCTCTTTCTTTAACTGCTTCTCGTACTCCTCGTATTCTTTCTTTACGAGTGCGTCTCTACGAGCGTTTTCAATTTCGTTTTCCATAGGCATTAGCAAATCCTCCCGCGAGTCTTGCCGCGTTGTGCGATGCCGTCAGCACGCTTGGATGCTGAACCCATAGAAGGTTTAGCTTGCTTAACTGTACCCATCTTCGATGCTTTGACTGCGCCACCGCGTTTCATGATTGGGTTGCCCATAGCGTCGTACTCAGTATCAGCAACGCCCTTGCGTCTAGCGGCTTTGGCTTTTTCTTCCGCAGCCATTCTTTCTTTACCTTCCGCAGCGAGGCGCTCACGGAATGATTTACCTGCTTGAGCACGCTCGTTCAAACCTAAGTTCAGAGATGGGCGCTGATACGGATCAGTCGTAGTGCCTTTTACGCCTTTCGGGTACGGCTTTGATGGGCGCTCGTCGTTTGGTTTAGCTGTACCTGAACTAATCGGGATGCCAGTCATACCAACCGATGCGGGCTTGTCTTCAGTTTTTGCAGCTGGCTTTGCGCCGCCACCCGACGTGGTTCGCTTCGGTGCAGGCATGGCACGCTTAGCCCCTACGTCACTACGCATCGCCGCTTCATCAGCACCTTCAGGGACGAGTTCTGGACGACCTTTGGAAGCAGCCATAGCGCGTTTTACTTCAGCACTTGGCTCTTCGTCGCCTCTGCCCTCGATCATGCTACGAACGTCTACCGGGCCCGAGGAATACCCAGACTTATCTTTAGGGGCGGAACCTTCGCTTTCACCCTTCTTCTTACGCATCATGTACGCAAGAGCGCCTAGACCTGCTAGTGCAGCCAGACCACCTGCATCAAACTTCTTAGCGCGAGCCGAACCTTTAACCGGCTTTGCTTTCGTCTTCTTCATTTGGTTTCTCCTTGCCGAGCAGCTTCTGCACGGTTGCGGTTTCGTAGATACGGATAGCGGTCCACACAATCGTAAACAGCGCAGCTACAGCCGGAAGCAGTTGCACCAGCGTGCCTACCACCGTCACGAGTGACAGAGCATCAACGACGTGTTTTGCGGTTTCGTGTTGTTCAGACATGTCAGCACTTCCACGCACGTAGTGATTTATTGATCCGGCTATTTGGGTCGTTCGCGGTCTTAGCTGAAGTTAGCTTCTTCTTCATACCCGACATACGAGCGCAGAATGACTTCTTCCTAGCCCCGCCTTCCGGCTGTGGGGCTTTCAGACCGGGCTTCCCCGGATTGGCTGCGTTATAAGAGGCACGTCCTTTGGCGTTCAAACCGCCCTTCTCGGACTTACCTTCCTTGCGCTGCCATGCCGGGGTCTTAGCCATAGAACACCACAATAGTTGCGGACGACAGGGTAGCGTGAACATCCGTGTTGAACTTGATGCCTTCGCCGGGGAACAGGATGTGCTCTGATCCAGCCGCTGCTGGGGCAGTAAACGAGAAACGCGTAGTGCCGCTTGCGCCCCCGTCTTTCAAGACAACCGTACCACCAGTAGCGTAGCTAACAGTCACCGCTTTTACACGGGTCGTATCAGCATACGCAGTGTTGGTCGAAGTTACCTGCGCCGATTTAACGTCTGTTTGCATCATGGTGATGCCTCCTTATTAGACGTTCTGCTGGCCTACCAGCGGATCAGCAACAAAATAAGTGATGAAGCCAGCCACAGGGTTGTTACCGCTTGTGTCGATACGCGAGGTCACATACGCCAACTCAGTAGTTGCAGTCAGGGTCAGGCCCGAT